CCGCACGATATTGAGGTTAGGGAATTGGGGTCTGGCAAGAGTAGGCGAGAGGTTGCTTGGGATCTTGGCTTGAACTTTCGGGTTGTTCCTAAGTTGCCGATTGAGGATGGCATACACGCGGTACAGATGTTGATGCCGCGTTTATGGTTTGACAGAGAGAAGTGTGGGCATGGTTTGGAATGTTTGCGGCAGTATCACAGGGCTTATAATGAGCGCACTAGGAGCTTTAGGACTTCACCTGTCCACGATTGGTCGAGCCATGCGGCTGATGCTTTTAGGTATTTGGCTGTTGGTATTCGTGAGGCTCGGGGCCATGTTGCGGTTTCTCAGCGTCAGGCCGTCAATGATTACAATCCGTTTGCGGCGTAGGAGATAAGATATGGGTATTTTTAGTTCGATTTCTAAATTTTTTGGCGGTGGCGGAGTTGGTGGGCCTTCTGAAGGCAGGGATCGTAGGGAGAGCGAAGCTAGAGTAGCGATGCAAAGCAGGCCAACGGCCCAGCGCACCGGCTTTGACGCTATGAAGAATGACGTTATGATGGACTTTGGCATGACGCCGCGCGACACCGAGTATTATTCTCGGACTGCTGAACGCAGGGAAAGAGCTTTAGCTGGGGCTGAAAAGGCGGTTGCTGACGCCGTAAAGGATCAAGGCAAGTCTGAGCGTATGGCTGCGGCTGCGGGATCAGGTGGCGGTACTTCTATGATGGGTTCTGGCTCTTTTGGCGCCGTGCCGTCTTATGCTGGTGTTGACGCTGCTGCTGATGCGGCGTTTGGCGATGGTGACGGTGTTGAGGTCACTGCTGGCGAGGGTGGCCGCAAGTCTACTATTTTAACTAAACCAGGCGGTTTGTTGGGGTCTGGCGAAGATGAAGACACACGCCGCCGCCGTTCATTGATTGGATCTTAGTATGCTTATTGGGAAGAAAAAGTTAAGTAACATTGCTGGCATTATGGGTGGCAGTGCCGCCCAGCCTGCTGCGATGCTTGGTCAGTCTACTGTTGACCCTTTGGAGCGTGCGCAGCAAAAGATGGCTGGACGAACTCAAGGGGGCGCGGTGGAAGGCATTAAGGATTCTAAGATGCGTCCTAAGCGTACATTGATGACAAGTTATGGGATAAAATAATGGCACAAGTTAATCCGCTAGTTTCTCGTTTAGACAAACGATATAAGACGCTACAAAGTCAGCGATCCAATTGGGAGTCTCACTGGCAGGAGCTGGCTGATTTTATGTTGCCGCGCAAGGCTGACATTACAAAGAAGAGAACGCAGGGCGACAAGCGCACTGAGATGATTTTTGACGGCACGGCCATTCACGCTGTTGAGTTGTTGGCGTCTAGTTTGCATGGGATGTTGACTTCGCCTAGTACGCCTTGGTTTTCTATGCGTTATCGTGACACTGCTTTGCAGCGTGATGATGCTGCAAACGAGTGGTTAGAAATCTGCATGGATCAGATGTACCAGCATTTTAACCGTTCTAATTTCCAGCAAGAGATCCATGAGTTGTATTATGACTTAGTTGTTTTTGGCACTGGCGCTTTCTATGTTGAGTCTGAAGAGGGTGGCTTGCGTTTTGCTTGTCGCCACATTGCCGAGGTTTGTATTAGCGAAGATCCTAGTGGGCGTGTTGATACTGTTTATCGCAAGTTTAAGTTGACTGCTCGGGCGATTTCTATGCAGTTTCCAGATGCCAAGATGCCGCGTCAGATAGAAAAAGATTTAAATGATGACCCGTATAAGGAGCATTCGATTGTTCATGCTGTTTTCCCTAGAGCCGAGGCGACAGGTAAGCTAGCAAAAAACAAGCCTGTTGCTTCTGTTTATTACTTAGCTGACAACTTGGAGCTGCTTTCCGAGGGTGGTTTTGACGAATTTCCGTTTATGTGTCCACGTTTTGTAAAAGACAGCGTGTCTACATATGGCAGATCACCGGCGATGACTGCATTGCCAGACGTTAAGATGTTAAACAAGATGTCTGAAACAACGATCAAGGCTGCGCAAAAGCAGATCGATCCTCCTTTGATGGTTCCTGATGACGGGTTTATGCTTCCTATTCGCACTACCCCAGGGTCTTTGAACTTTTATCGCTCAGGTACTCGGGATCGTTTGGAGCCTTTAAACATTGGCGCAAACAATCCATTGGGATTGAACATGGAAGAGCAGCGCCGGACTGCGATTCGTCAGGCGTTTTATGTTGATCAGTTGTTGTTGGGCCAAGGGGCCACGATGACAGCGACTGAGGTGTTGCAGCGCAACGAAGAAAAGATGCGGTTGCTCGGGCCTGTTCTGGGCCGTTTGCAAGCCGAGCTTCTTCAGCCGCTTATTGACCGTTCTTTTGCACTGCTTCTTCGGGCTGGTTTGCTCCCCGAGCCGCCGGAAGAACTTCAAGGTCAAAACATTGATATTGAATACGTTTCTCCACTTGCCAAGGCTCAGAAGCTTACAGACTTGCAGGCGATGCTGCGTGGCTTTGAGATTTTGCTACAAGTTAGCGAGGTTGCGCCGGTCACTGATTACTTAGACGGCGACAAGATGGTTCAGTATTTAGTTGAAACAGCAGGCTTACCGGCTCGGATTATTCGCGGTGCTAATGAGGTTGCGCAAGTTCGCAAAGAGCAGGCAGAGCAAGCTCAAGTTCAGCAGCAGATGCAGCAAGAGATGATGGCGGCTGAAGCTGGGGGCAACATTGCGCCTTTAGTTAATGCGGTAGGGGCGGCTCAACAATGAAGCAAGTTAAAGAATTAAAATTATCTTATCGGCGCACGTTCAATACTGAGGATGGTGCGCGAGTATTGAGTGATCTCAAATCCCGTTTTGGGTATGAGGCAACCACGTTTTCGGACAATCCTTATGAAACTGCATTTAATGAAGGTCAGCGCGCAGCGGTGCTGCTGGTTGTCCGAATGCTGACCGAAGAAAAGGATAAAGTATGAGCGAAGAGGCAATCCAAGATGCTGGATCTCAAGAAGTCGCAGGCGGTGCGGAAGCATTGCCGATGGGGTTTTTGGACAGTTTGCCGGAGGATTTGCGAAATGAACCGTCATTACGGACGTTTTCAGATCCTGCCAGCTTGGCAAAGAGCTATGTAAATGCCCAGCGCATGATTGGCGCTGACAAGGTTGCCAAGCCTGGCAAGAGCTGGACGGATGACCAATACAATGAGTTTTACAATTCTGTTGGCCGTCCAGAAAACGCGGATGGCTATCAGCTTGAGCTGGGCGAAGGCATAGACAAAGAGGGCGTAAGCGCCTTTCGTCAAGCTATGTGGGAAGCAGGATTGCAACCACGGCAAGCAGAGCGCCTTGTTAAGTTTATCGGCGAGTCCAGTGATCAAGACAAGGCAGGGGCTGAGAGCCGCGCAGAGGCCGCTCTGTACGAGTCAGAGCAATCCCTTCGCGCAGAGTTCGGTCAGGCTTATGATCAACGTATGGGCATGGCACAGGGCGCTGCGCGCACGTTGCTTGGTGAAGAGGGCATGTCTATGTTTGAAAGCGTTGAATTGTCTGATGGGCGTAGGCTTGGGGATCACCCCGAAGTAATTAAAATGTTTTCTCGCTTGGCAGAACAGATCGGAGAGGATAACCTAGTAGGTGAACCTACCGAATTGGTGATGACGCCAGATGAGGCGCAGCGCCAGCTTAGAGAGGTTATGCGGCAAGACGGGCCGTATTTGGATGCGAAGCATCCAGAGCATGATGCATATGTTGCGGAAGCGCAGCGACTATTTGCATTTATGTCATAGTGGATAACCGAAAGGCCCACGCGGTAAGCTTGTCAGTCAAGCGGATTATCTGCCCTAAGCAGCAGCATGGCCCCAATCGGGCTAACCAAGCGCAGAAACTTTAACTGTAACAGAGCAAGGAGAGACAACATGTCTTCTCAAATTACCACAGCTTTTGTCAATCAGTTTTCTGCAAACATCCAAATGCTTTCACAGCAAATGGGTTCTCTGCTGCGTAACGCGGTAGATGTGGAAAGCGTGAATGGCGAGAAAGCTTTCTTTGACCAAGTAGGTGCGGCTGCGGCTGTCCTACGAACTTCGCGCCACGCTGACACGCCTATTGTGGACACTCCACATTCGCGCCGGATGGTAACAATGTCTGACTACGAGTACGCTGATTTGATCGATGATCAAGACAAAGTGCGTTTGCTTGTTGATCCGACATCCACATACAGTCGTGCTGCTGCCGCAGCTATGGGCCGCGCAATGGATGACGTTATCCTTTCCGCTGCTCTTGGTAGTGCGCAGACAGGTAAAGACGGTTCAACAACGACATCATTGCCATCAGGCCAAAAGATCGTACACGGATCTGCCGGTTTGACCATTGCTAAGTTGGTTGAAGCTAAAGAGAAACTTGACAGCGGCAATGTCGATCCTTCGATTGCGCGTAATATCGTTGTTTCTCCAAAGCAAATTTCTGACCTGTTGAACAACACAACTGTAACTTCAAGCGACTACAACACTGTCAAAGCTTTGGCGATGGGTGAGATCAACACATTTGTTGGCTTTAACTTCATTGTTTCAAATCGCTTGGCTGTGGACAGCAACTCTGATCGTCGAGTGATTGCGTTTGCAACAGACGGCATCAAGTGCGCCATTGGCAAAGAGCCATCAGCACGCATTGATGAACGTGCAGACAAATCCTATGCGACTCAGGTGTACTATTGTCAGTCAGTCGGTGCGACGCGGATGGAAGAGTCCAAAGTCGTTGAAATCGCTTGTAACGAATAAGGAGACTGAAAAATGGCTACTGTATATTCCGCACAACGCACCAACTCACGCGCAACACCAGCCGTGATGAACCAAGCTAATGAGCTTAGTGGACGAGTCCGCATAGCTTATGGCACATACGAAGCAGTTTCACTGGCAGGCGCTAGTGAAATTGAAATGTTTGTTTTACCTGATGGCGCACGTTTGGTGCAAGGCAACCTAGCATATGACGCGCTTGGTGGCGGCACAACACTGTCTGTTGGCTACGCGGCTCACACAAACGCAGCAAATACTGCTGTGTCTGCGTCAGCGGCAGCTTACAAGGCAGCGGCTGCGTCAACATCTGCTCAAAAGGTAGACGTTCTTGCAACTATCGCTCTAGGCTCCGGCACAGAGACAGATGCAAACGAGAGCG